TTATTCCTCTGAATCTTCGGCCTGCTCCGCAACCTCCTGTGCTTCACGCCCTGCCTGCTCACGTTCCATCTGTTCAGCCAATTCGCGCTGTTTCACATTCCACACTGAGCCCTGCGGCATTTCCACGCGTACATCCAGGCGGGTGTATTCCGGCAGGTCACAGGGCTCGCCGTCCTGATAGAAAATGCGCTCACCTTCCGGGGTGACCTCTTTCAGTCGCCAGTTCTGGAAACGTTCCGGTAAATGCGCGTGCTGCCGATGACAGGTTTCGATGATGATACTACCATCTTCCAGCACACGGTCAGCAACGTAAACCAGCTCAAGGCCGTTGTTATCTTTCGGTACTGAGATACCACCGTTTACGCCCCATGCACCATCTGAGTTATAACCGAGAATGCCGGTGATGTGATATTGGCCAGTGCCGGTACGGCGGACTTCTGCACCTTCGGATTCGTCGTTGGCATCAAAGGTACCGTCCGGGTAGATTTGGATAATTGGGGATGAGCGTTTTATAAATCCATTTCCATCCACTACGGTGTTCTTTTCGGTTCTAAAAGTCCAGGCACTTCCCATGGTATTTGTACCCTGAGTACCAGCTCGATAATAAAGCAACCCATCGTTCCCGACAATTAATTGCATATTAGAAGTATTACCGCTGGAATCGCTCCAACCTCTAAAATTTATAAGACCCATATATTGACGATTTCCATTCCCCCATATTTGGTCCATCTCAAATAAACCATTGGTGATACCAAAAGGGTATTTGGTAAAATCATTAACCTCACTCTTTGATAATTTCCTGAAATCCCAATGGCGTTGCATAGCAAATTGTGGCAACGGATTTGCCACAAACGGTAATTCTAATTTAGTGGCCTTGTCATTGACCCACTCTCTGGTTGCAAGCGCTCCGCCATTAGCAGGCAGGCCAAAGTATCGCCACCCGCCTCCGCCGCCATTTGCAACAATGGAAGGTGATGCGGCAGTTGAATCCAGTGCAACTGCGATGGCTCCAGACTTTGCGCCAACAAGCTTTTCCATGTAATGCGCACCAGCCCAATCTATGTTTTTAGTCGCGCTATCTATTTTTGTAATGCTGTCGGTTATTCCTTTTAGATTATTGTCTGTTTCCTGAATCGCTTTATTTAGTGCTTTAACACTCTTCAGCGTCACCTTCTGGCCGTTCGGCAGCTCAATTTCCACCTGGACGGTGTCTGTCATCCACTGCTGCATGGCCTGGAGAAAATAAACGATATAGCCCTGGTTCGCTGACATGGTACGGGCTGCATCCGAAATGGTATCCGGTACCGTGGTGGCAATGGAGTATTTCGCGCCGCTGAGCGTTACCGGGGCGTTGAATGATAACACCAGTTCGGTATCACTGTTTACCGCGCGGATCATCATACTGACGGGTGTCACCCCGTTCTCGATACAGATAAGCTGGCCGGGGGCCACGCCGTGAATATTCTTTTTCCACTGCGTACCGGTACCGGTCACAATCGGTGAACCGGCGTTAATGGCTATAGTGCCGTCTGTGTAAATCATGGGGTTTCCTTAAATTTCAGACGAAAAAAAACCGCCGGAGCGGTTGTTGGAGGAGATTATTTATTTTGATTTTAGTTTTGCGGATCGAAGTAAGCGACGGTAACGGCGATAATCAGTCCTCTGTACTCTTGCCTTTAACACATGTAATTTTGTCAAACGTATCCATGCGGATCCAGCCATGTAAACCCAGAACAGGATCACCTGTACTGAAAAACCGTTTACTGTCCGGCGCATATTTTGTCAGCTTAGCTGAGTAATGCCGGTTATCCAGCCCCTCAAACATATGCCCGGTACAATCCACTGGTTTGGTGTATACGTTATGACTGCAGGCTGTCAGCGTGGTTATTGAAGCTAATGTGATTAATTTTGATATATTCATTCTTATATCCCCGTTGTATCTATTATCATTATATATAGCGGTATATCACATGATTCAAAAGATTGTGACGCATGCGGTCTGGAATACGTATCAACCAACAGACGTACTTCCAGTTTAGAACCGTTCATTCGCCAGAAATAAGACTCGAATGCCATATATTCATCATAATTTGTTCTTTTCTGAGCACCACCGCCAAATACAACTGCACAGTTATTACCATTATTAGGCATTGTCATAGACCACATTGTATCAGGCCATAGTTTAAGCCGCTGAACATGCAGTATATTTGCAACGCCCCAGTTAGTATTATATACCACCTGATTGGTTAGCGGGTTTATCACAACTATTCCCGTTTTTTGATTACGCACCTTAACAGGAGCGTTGCCAAACTCCCAGATTTCTATATTTCCGCCGGGACCGTCGCGGAAAGGCATCGAGACAAAAGCATTGTTATTCGTATTGTCAAACGCCTGACCGCCTATTCTGACCCAGAATGATGCTCTGGCTGCGATCATTTGTGTTTTCGGATGAACTCTGGCAGGAAAATAAACCTCTTTGATGGTTCCCTGTCCGGCATCCTGTACTTTCGGACAATGAAATGACTGCTTTCTGATTAACCCTAACGCTATATTAGTACCGTCAATTTGCATCCGGCCGGTGTCACCAAAACATATAAAACCGTGTTTCATGATTTTACACCATATAATATACGCATATAAGTTTCCCTAGCTCTCTGTTCGTCGTTTCGCCTTAAATTACCCTCAAAAATAATAACGCCATTTTCAACCCGGCAATCGCACCAGCCGTTATGATTGAACCAAAAGCTCGGATTAACCCAGACGAAAATCTCCCCCATAGGGAGCAGGTTCCGGTGATCCCAGCTATATTTAAACTGACCGACCGGTGCAGGATTAATATCATGCCAACCGACGAACCGACCGAGTCTTTTACCGGAATCTAATATTTTATTACCGCGATCATCATATACAATAATCCCGTGAGCCATATTAATACCCCGATATATCACCAATAATGACCGTCAGCCGGTTATTGTCATATACTTTAATACCGCCCGCTGTAATACCGGTACCGTTTGTTGTTGTTCCGTCAAAGAACTCAAATTTATTAGTCTTTGCATCCAGAATAAAACCCTGTTTACCCGGCACATAGTTCTCCGACTGCATTTTGTCAGTGACAACCACACTGTTAAGCCATGTCTGATTAATGAACGCCTCACGCATAAAGACCTGTCCGTCCTTCATGTACATGAACATGTCCATCGATTTTTTCACCGGATTATAAAACGCAAACTGCTGAGCGTTAAAACCGATAAGGGTGTTCACCTGACCACCTTTCAGCTCAGCCCCGATCACCATACCGGCGGAATAATCCTCACCGTTATAACGGATCCGGACTTTCATATCGTGGACCACGGATGCCTGACCGGATGCCATATCCCACTGCGCGCGGATGGAGTTCTGCGCCAGCGCCAGTCCGTCTTCTGCTTTAACCTGTACCGCGTCCAGTTTCTCTGCAAGTGCCGTTGTTTCCGTAACCGTGTAGTTGCGGACTTCGATGATTTCTGCTTTCATCGCACCGTTTTCACGCTGCCAGTAACCCCACTGACCGTAAACGTTATTGGCGTTGTTGATAATGGCCTCGAAGTTATCATTCGCCTGAGACTGCAGGTCTTTAATGATGGCTGAGTCTTCGAGCTCTTTTTGCACTACATCGAATATTTCATCCGCATGGTTATTGGACTGACCTTTTTCTTCAATAAAATGAGACTTACCATACTCATTAATACTTCGGATATAAAACCAGTAATCATGTCCGGGCTTTAACTGACCTTTTGACCACACTTTTGCTCTGCCAAGGAATTCAGCCTTCTGTTCAATGTTATTAATGTTGGTGATTCTTTGCTCGCCGGAAAACCAAAATTCAAACTCAGTATTCAGTGTATGCGGAGCACTGATATGTGGTATCAATTTCACCTCAAAGAAGCCTGACTCAACTCTGATAAACGAAGGGGCCGCTGGTGCACCAATAACCATCTGCACTTTCGATTCGCTTCCCAGCATTCCATTTTTATCTTTGCCGCGTACGCCAACCAGATATTTCCCAGCAGCCAATCCGTTGAAATAATATTCAAGATCAGACGTTTCACCAGTAAAGACAACCTTGTCATCTTTATAAACAGAAACAACGTAAGAAATATTGCGGTTAGCGGTTGCCATGGCCCACATAACTCTGGCCTGAACCTGAGAGCTGTCATTGATATAAGCTACGGAAAGGCGTTCAATGTCAGGGATTCGAACCGTATTTTGTGCAGGCGGATTGCCGGTGAAATTAACACCATCATCAACAATGTGCTCCTTTTTTGGTTCATGGAGAATACAGTTAAACTGATAGTTACCGTCTTTATCTTCAGTAATAGTCAGTACCCGGAACATTCGCGTAATCAGCGTGTTTTTCGATACAGAAAACACACCGAATTTTTGCAGTCCGGCTGGTTCGCTCTTCAGGATAACAATATCGCCATCTACTGATGATATTTCTGTTCTGATGAACTTCCCGCTGCCGCCGAGGTACGCAAAATATCCCTTATCACCAGAAGACCATTTTATAGGTGCATCTGTTTTTACTCTGCTGCCAACAACATCTAAAACCCGGCCACCGACTTTTGAACCCGCAAATGAATCATCCGCTATTTCAATGATGTCACCCGGAAGACAATTAATACCCTCCCTGAAAGTCGTGAATGTTACACTTTCAGTCTCAAGCTTCTCTGTTTCCAGAATCCATTTACCAACACGATGAGCCTGCCCCCTGCTGGTGCAACCGAAAGCCGTTACTTTCTTAACATTCAGTCCGCCAAATCTTATGATCTGACCATCATCCTGTATAAACTCCCTCTCTTCCTTCCAGCCGTTATCCGGGTTAATCCATGAAACTTCAACTGCATTATGCCTTGCACTTTTAGCTGTTGATGTATAATTGAATTTCCCGCCGATAACATTTGAGTTTGTGTATGTCCATTCCGGATCTGCGGGCCTGTCCTGAAAGCAGGTTAACTGCACTCCATCCCATAAAGGCATTCCGCGAAATACGGATGCCAAAGCATCAATAACGTCTTTCGCTTTCCGCTGTGAGGTAATATAGGCATTGAAAGTAAATCGTGGCTCTTTGCCGCCAAACCCATCCGAAACCATTTCATCGCAATACCTGGCTATCGCATACAAAGCAAACCGGTCACAACCAAAACGCCCCATCACGGAACCAATCCCGTAACGCTCATTGGTCACCAGATCGTAAAAAATCCATGCGGGATTGTCTGTCCATGCAGGCTTAAACCTCCCCGTCCATATACCGTTATAGCTGCGGGTTTCCGGGTCATAATTATCCGGGACCTGAACAATCAGCCCTTTGATATGATATGTACGTTTAGGCGTGTCACCATACTGAGATTTATCAATGCGCATACCAACCACAGCGGAGTTTGGGTATGAAAATTTAGCATCCGTAATTTCTGTATAGCTGGCCCACACCGTCCCGTTTTTAAGAAGGTCACTTTTACTGTCATCAGTGAGGCGCGATACTCTTATCTGAAACGGCTTTTGCTTTGGCGCGTTAATAATATGTGATTCAAGGTACTGACCACTTATTTTCCCGGGACCTATTGTGATTGTTTTTTCTGTCACCCATCCGCTGCCAACATTAATCTCGACAAGCATCTGAACAGAAGTGTTTTCCTGGTTGCCTTTGTTGTCCTGTTTTACCAGCGCTGAAACACCTAATGTAAAGCGAATGCGATCGACTTCCTGATCAGATACCGTACGCAATATCGGTGTTTCTTTTTTCACTTCCACGTTTACAGGTATTTCTTTCTCAACAAACGGGAAACCATCGAGCGGAGACTGAGACTGCGTACCCGATCTCCACTGAACCTCGACCCCGCGAATATTCGGATTACCTTGTTTATCGACTATAGGCGTTCCGTTCAGCAGGAATCCCTGCATTCCGCCAACCGGTCCTTCTATAGGACCTTCTGACACCAAATCAATAATGTTGAGAAATTGCTTATTTTTCAGGTTGTCATCAACCAGATTCGGCGTGCTTCCGCCGCCGCCACCTTTGCCCATTTATACTGTCTCCAACCCCTGTGAAATCACATTTGAGCCAACCACCATCTCTCCATAACAAAGCGGAACGGGATATCCTTGCCCGATTCTGTTGGAAAGTGAGCTGAAATACTGGTTACTTTCTGAATTGCCTTCACTGAAATTTGGTGCGCCCGGTGTTCTTGTCAGCATCGTTGCCACCCCTGCTGCCGCTATCCCGACACCGGCAGCAAACATAGCCGTCGATGTCATCGTTGCCAGAAAACCGCCCGGAATAAAGAATGCCCCGGCAATTAACGCTGCGCCGCCGATAATGCCAAGGAAGCCACCTGATTTTGCGCCACCTATAACCGGCACTATCGTGATAACATCATTATCATTAAGTGGGGTGTTTAATCCTGCCACTATGCAGTCCTCAGTCATATCATGACCGGCAACGCGTACCCTGAACTGCCCACGGTTTATTTCCCGTTTTAATCCGTCAATCTGATAACACAGACATCTTAACGCCTCACCTGCACTGCTGACCTCTAATTCAAACCGGCGTCCATATCGGCGTAAATAGCCAGCAAACTGTAGTCTGACCACTGTTTGTGCCTCCATATGCTGTGTGTGAATTTAAACCAGTAGCCACCGTAAACATCCCGCTTACTCAAACGATCAGGGCGATGATGAAGAATCTCCTGATTACCGATATATAGCGCTGCATGACAAGGTTTTGATGTACCCAGGCAGATAAGAATAACGTCGCCATCCTGTACTTCATCAACCTGATAAAAACCCTGTCCGGAAATGTTATCCAGATACAGATTGTCACCGGTGTACCACCAATTATCATGTCGCTCAAAGTTATCAAGACTGATGCCGCACAAATGGTAAGCATCCCGGATAATGCTGTAGCAGTCCTGCACACCGTGATTAAACTCACGCCCCAGCAATCGCGGAACAGGATTAAATTTCAGTAACCGGTCATCACAAACGAGCCACCACGGTAATCCGGTTTTAACCTGCATATCCCTGTCGCCCGCGCTTAAAAATGGCAGTCCAGCCGGATGACTGTGCACGACAGCTTCCACTTCTGCATGACTCTCAGCTCTCAGCCATTCCTCTGAGCTGATTTCAAAATAATTTTCCGGGTCAGGGTGAATATTGGTACACGGGAAATAAATTCCTCCTGAAACCAGCCCACACGACTCCCTCACACCTTCCGTTGTTGCATGTGCGATAATGTTACTTTCAATCATGGGTTAACCTAGTTTGTTGGAGCCGAGAAACCCACCGAACGGCAATACTGAGGAGTGGCGAAGTTTGCAGCCACGGTACTTATGAGAGCACTGATCTTTTGTCGGTTCATTGGTCGGCTGATCCTTTTCGTCTGCGACAGGAGGCCCGTCATATCCGCAATCCTGTCCACGATATCGCCACGGGCATATATCAGCCTGAATAACCCGGGCGGGAATTTGTGCATTATCTGTTTCTGTCGGCAGCGCCAGCACATATGTAACGAAATCTGAGTCTGAATTTTCACGTTGCTCAATAACAAATTTCTGTACAGCCTCACGGGACGGATCTGCCTGATTGTTTCCATCCGGAAAATTTACCGCATCAAGATATTGCTCCATAACCTGCCGTCTGGTAACAATCGCCCCCAGTGCGTCGTCATAATCGTTATTGATTGCAGTCAGCAACCCATCAATGTTGGCGAATGTCATCTTCGGCCTTGCTGACGCTCCCTGCGCTGTCATGCTGAGTCCGGTTACCTGAACCGGATACGGATCATATCGGTTACCCTGCCAAATCACCGGTTTCAACAGGCCGTTCATTCCGTCATGAAAGCGGTATACATTCCCGCCGAAGCGACTTAAATCCACCTCATACAAATCAAGCATTGCTGATTGTTCAATCTGAGTAACCGCAATCCGCATATCTGCCGGAATATCTCTCACGCAACCACCTCCTCAAATACACAATCAATCTGCCAGACAGACTGTTTCCTCGTTACCTGCCAGTTACGGCACACGAATGTCCGCAGGGTTTTGTCATCCCCTGTCAGCCACAGGAATGATTCCACGGCCCCACGCTGACTGAGAAAATTATCTATTTCACGTCCGACAGAAACCGGTTTGATGAATGCCAGGTTATATGTTTTAAGCTGATTATTGATTCCGTCTTTGGCTCTCTGCTCGTAGCCATTGCCGAATTTTGCAACCCTGACCTTCGGTTCATTATTAATTTGGCAGGCATCCTCAGGACGCCATTTAAATTCATCCATTTATCGGTTCCATTAAAAAAGCCACCGTACTGGTGGCTGTTAATAGCGCTGATTACCTTGTATTGCACCGCTTCTGATTTCTGTCATCAGAACGTCATATACAGTACCTTTAACCATCCTGGTTATCATTGTTGCTTCCTTTTCTGTCATGCCATTGGGAGCCTGAACCTGAAAATTGAAGTACATATCCCCCATGCTGACACCACCATCGCCACCCATCTGCCGGTTACTGATTACTTTTCCGCTGTCACCGGGGATCATGTACTGATGACCGTTCGATGCCTTGAATATTTCAGGCTGCCCGTTCTCACCAACGCGATACATTTTGTTAGCGTCAACGGGGCCACCGTTATAACGGGCACCGGCGACAGCCATTGTTTTACTTGCCGCCATGGCTGACATGTAAGACGCTGAACCGGCTGTAACCGCCGCTCCCATCGTTGCAATAGCAGCACTCATTGCCGCTGGAGCCCATGCTGACTGTGCTGCCACGGCCTGAGCAACAGTAGATGCCTGCGCTGCTGTTGACATGGCCTCACCAACAACCATATTTTTAATCTGCTGCATCCCCATCTGAACTAACGCCCCTACAGCCTCATCAACAATGGTTGATGCTACATTACGGAATGCATCATTAAGACTCTGTGCGCCGGTAATAAGCCCTGTCAGTACGTTGGATGAGCGCTGACCGAGAGCATCAAGACCATCTGCGAGAAACTGATTGGCCTGACTCTGATTACGCCAGATTTCCCACTGAGCATTCAGTCTTGCTTCCTCATACTCAGTGTTTGCTGCATTTATCAGCGCAAGACTTTGCTGTGCCGTAATAACTTTCTGATTTTCAAAATTTTTAATCAGTGCCAACTTCTGAGCGTGCTCATTAGCCAGCGCCTGAACAGGATCAACCTGAGCCATCATATCCTGAACAGGAGTGACGGCTGATTTCGCATTTATCTCCGCCGTTTTTCTGGCGTGTTCCGCTTTTAACTCAATGCTGCGTTTCTGATACTGCTCCTCGGTGATGAGGTTGCCTTTCAGTTGCCGTTCAAGCTGCTCACCGGCATGTTTGATGTCCTGATCAACTTTTGCCTGAGGGTTTTGCTCAAAAGCCTCTTTTCGGTCTTTGATTTTCTGCGTAAGGTCGTACTCTTTACCGGCCAGTGCTGTAACTTCGGCGATCTGAGCGGAATTAGCTTTTGAACCAAGCTTCTGTACTGCTTCAAGAATTGCAGCCTCGCGGGACAGCCCTTTTGTTTCCAGCTCTGCAACCTTCGTCGCATTAGCCAGGTCTGTTATCTTCTGTTTGAGTTTTTCCGCTTCTGTTGCTTCTTTTTTTGCTTCGGATACCGCCTCCCTTGATATTTTAATACCGGTTTTTTTGGCTTCGCTTGCCTCGCCAGCTTTAGCAGCTAATTCAGCAAGTTTTTCAGCTTCCTGCTCTGATATCCCTTTATCTTCAACATAATACTTGACCTGTAATTGACGTCTTACTACGTCATCCTTCGCTCCAGCCATTTCAATTTCACGTTCAAGCGTCTTTTTCATGTCAGCGCCAGCATCTGACCATTCAACTTTCAGGCTTGCTGAATTGAACTTTTGTTTTGCTTTTGTGGCTCCGTCAAGGTCAAGCCCGTAAGCGCGAAGTGCTGCTCCGGCATTAGGTAGCAAAGTACTCGCATCTCGCTTTAGCAGCTCCTCGCCCTGCAACAATTCCCCGTTTAACTTCGCTTGCGCTGCACTGATAAAATTCACAGTCTTGCTTCTGTCATTTTGCACGCGCTCAAGATTGGCTTCTGCTTTTGCTAATTTTCTGGATATTATTTCTAGGTTCTTCTGGGTACTGCCAAAGTGTAATACCCCATCAGAATATGCTTTGTATGCTGTTTTGAGATTTTTAACCTCCTGCTCTGCAGAGCGCTGAGCATCCGTCAGAACTTCGAGCTCGTCCCTGGCATCTGCTATTTTTGCTGCCAGTTCGGTGCGAGACATTTTATCCATGCTGGCACGCAATTCATTTAGTGAATCAGCAAACTCTTGTGCTGATCTTTTTGCTTCTTCAGCTTTTTGGAAAAAATAATACACAGCGGCTCCGGCCAACATCGCAGCACCAACCGGTCCACCAATCAAGGATAGAGCTTTGCTTGCCAACCCACTTGCAACATTAAGTCTGTTCTGTGCCGCAGCGAGACTATTTGTGGCTACGGTTTCCTGCTGTGTTAATCCTGTTATTACTGCTGAGTTTACTGCCAATTCACGGCGAATTCTGGTTCTCTGCGCTTCAGTAGTGGCTGCTGCCAGCTGCGCACCCAGCGACTGCTGAACTGTCACAGCCAGAGTCTTCTCAGTTGCAATTCTGTTGATGGTTGCCGTGGCGGCTTCGATCTCAACTCTGACCGCTTGTTTTGTCGCCGCCATACCGGCAAGTGTCTCTTTAACTTTCTTTGCCTGAGCGGTAGCTGATAGCGTAAGAGCTCCAACATATCTAGACCCCATGACACCGGCTGCAATAAGCAATACGTTAGTCAGTGATTCCAGATTGTTGCTGGCAGATACGGTAGCGTCGTTGAAGATGTTTATAAATGTCTTAACAGTGGTGTTTTCGCCAAAAAATTTAGTAATATTATTGCTGGCGATCTGAAGAGACTGCGACATTGTTTGTGTTGTATTCGCAAACTCCTTTTCAATAGCTGGTCCCATTTCGCGGAATGCTTTTAACAGTACATCCGTGGTTAATTTGCCTTCTGCGGCCATCGCTCTCAGCTTGCCGATGCTGACACCCAGTGAATCCGCAAGTCCTTTCATCAGTGCCGGAGCCTGTTCACTCATTGAGTTAAATTCCTGCCCGCGCAGTACACCAGATGCCAGTGCCTGTGATAACTGGACAAGTGCACCTTCTGATTCTGCTGCTGTGGCACCTGAAACGGTCATTGCCTTTGAGATAGTGGTGGTTATCTGCCCTAACTCTTCGCCACTGAGCCCGGCACTGCGCATCGCTCTTTCCAGTCGTGAATACAGCGTTGCGATACCGTCAAGGCTTGAACGACTGTTCTGAGCAATATCAAACACGCGCTGATTCACCACAGCCAGCGTCTCTCCGGTCTTTATGGAGTTGACGAGTTTGTTATTCAGCGCCGTCCAAGCTTCCGCGTAGCTGGTAACGGCTGACACAGACCAGTAAGCAGTCAGAGATGCGGCAACCCGCGACAGCGAGGCCATTGAGCGCTCAGTGCCATTGACGGCGGTCGTTGTGCGGTTAAATCTGCCTTCCATATTCCGCAGCCGCTGATCCAGTTGACGCTGTGATGTCAGCAACTGAGCAACATCCATCTGCACCTGATATACGATTTCACCGACGTTTGCCATTTACCGGCTCCTTAAAATGAAAAACCGCCAAATGGCGGATATGTTAAACTGTCTTCCTGCTCACCAACCGGCGCTTGCCCTTAATCAGGTCATCGTTACGGACATCATCGGCCTTAGTGATAGCCTCATACTCATCTGCTGTGAAGCCTTTCTCATCCGGATATTTCGCTTTCAGCATCATCACGAACTCAGTCATCGTGAGTTGCTCCGCTTCACTGCGAGTGATGTTGAAATGCACACGGGCGGCACTGATGTAATCGACGGCGTGGAACTCGTCGGAGTATTCGTCTTTACCTTCGTTGCGCTGGAGTTTTCGCACCTTAGCTTTACCGATAATGCCGTGGGTCATTAGCTCGCGCGCCAGCAGGATGATATCGCGATAATGCATAGCGCCGCGCCGGTACACCATGCCGGATTTGCCAACCCGCCATTCACCGATAACCTCAGAACAGTCATCGTTACAACATGCCTGCATCACGTCCATTGCTGTCGATAAAATGCTGCGCCCGTAAACCGGTTTATTTAACAGTGCAATCAGCCATTCAGGAACCACTCCGTAAGCGTCTACAGCAGACGCTATAATTTGTTGTACCTCTGCGCCATTTAATTGCGTAAACGCACTCACAATCTCTTTAGGCTCACCGATTCGCGTCATGGCATCCAGCGACGGGCGGAACAGGTAATCATTTTCGGCAGTGGATATCACCATCTCGCCGTATTCTAAACGCGGTGTCATATATCCTCCTGAACATTATCAAGGGCACCCGGAGATACCCTTTGTAATATTTAGGCCGCAGTGACTGTAACGACACATTTCGCCGCCTTACTGCCATCTTCCGATGTGACTGTAATATTCGCGGTACCGGCGGCGACACCGGTGACAGTGACAACATTCAGTAGCTTACTGACGGTAGCGAAGTTAGGCTTATCGCTGACCACTTCGTAATTTTTGTTTGTCGCGTCAACAGGATTAAATCCGACCGTGAATGTTGCAGTTTCACCAGCTTTCACAGTCAGTGTCGCGGGGTTGGCTGCGATGCTCTGAACCACGATTTCTTCCTGCAGCCATTCAAAGCTGTCAGCGTCTGCGACTTTCAGTTCACCGGAATACGTGGAGATTTCTTTGGTCGGGAACTCCATAGACCATGATGTGAAGTTCATGTAACTCTGAATCACATCACTACCATCGCCTTTCATGTCAAGCTGCACCCAATATGACGGCTGACGGCTGGCCTTGACTTCAGCAAGGATTTCTTTGGCGATATCAAAAGCAGACGTGGAACCATCAGCACCTTTGCGCTTCAGTTCACCATCAAACTTAATGGTTAAATCCAGACCGGTCACGATGGCCTCAGTCAGGCCTTTCGTGTCATCAGCCTTGGATGTAACTGTTTCAGTTCCGTAATCCACGCTTTTGCTGGTCAGTGCGCCGAGACGCAGAAATGCGGACTGTTCAGGAGCCGTACCGGGGCAACCGGACGCGATGCGGAGAATTCCCGCATTACCCATCACCAGGCCTTTATCATCAGGGCATTGTGCCATGTTGTAACCTCTTTATTTGCAAATAAAAAAGGCCGCCGAAGCGACCTGTTTGAAGTGTGTTTGTTTATGATGTGCAGCGGAAGGTCAGGGGAATCCAATACCTCCCCTCTGCCGTCTGAACCGGATTCACGAACCCGGAAATATTGATAATGAAATTCAAGCCATGAGACTGAGCATGGCACCTGACATAATCAAGTATTTCATAGGCTCTCTGAGCGACGAATTCAACCCAGCCCTTGCCAGAAATTAACGACACAGTGAAAAAATCATCACCACCAAGATCATTGATTCTTCCGGTTCCGTCCCGCTGCTGAAAAACCATGTACGCATCCAGGTCGTGTCCGCCGGATTCTGACCATTCATAGTCCTGAATGATAAAACCGTCAGACAGCCCCGACTCGGAAAAATAACGCTTAACCTGCTCAATGGTGGTCATATGCGCATTTCCTCCGCGACAGCCTGGTCAATCATCTGCTGTGTTTCCTCAAAGCCTTTAGTGAGGAATTCTTTCTTCGCTGTCGGTCTGCGGAAGCTCTGCTTCACATTCGGGTCGTGAACGAAAACAGCATAGGATGCTGAGTAACCCACACGCCCGGTAAACAACGTTCCTTTCACCTCCACATCACGGAACTGAGAGTTGATCAGTGTCTTTGTATCAATCGGTGTGTATACCGCAGCCTGTCTGCCGCCGATATCCAGCGCACGATGCATGGCCCTGCTGACTTTCTTTGACGTGATATTACCGACCAGCGCATTAAGGTCAGCAACAGCACGGTTAATACCGATTACTTTTGCTCCCATGTCACACCGCCGTTGTTAGAGTGTAGTCATCTTTGCCGCCGTCAATATCGCGGTCACGATCAACAGCTTTGATCCTGCTGGCTCCGGCCACGAACGGATCTTGTCCGTCATGCTTGCCGATAGAGATGTAATCATCTTGTGTGGCTTCGCTGTATTCCGTCCAGATGACATTTTTGATGACAATTTCAGTGCCTACCGTTTTTGTTCCGTCACTCATCCTGCTTCCGTAGTCACACCGGATATGAATGGGCTCTGAAAATTTCGGCTTGCCGTAACTGTCTTTGCCTTCAATCTTCCAGATAGTTGCCCATCCCTTGCAAAACCGGCGAAGGATTTTACCCATATCACCCCCGGTTCACGTCAAACTGAATAATGCTGACCGGCCGGTCAATAGGCAGGTTATCTGTGCATCCGGCGGTATCCAGTGCGGATAACAATTTCAGCAACGATTTTCTGCCGTCAGCAAAATACTGGTACGAAACTGAAGCACCGGACGGTGCATGTTCTGATGCAATTTTACGGACATCAGCCGCAGACAGGATGAGGATGACGGAATACACCTTGATAAGCGTCATCACCGCATCCGTATACCCCGCCTTATCAAGGCATCCGTCAATGCTGTCCACTACAGATAATGCGGCGGCAACCGCAAAATCAGGAGCCTCAAACCCCATCATTTCCAGTTGCTCGCCTATCTGCTCCGGACTGATTTGTACTGCCATATCACCTCCGGATTATTACTGCGATTACTTCGCAGATTTAGCAGCCTTACCGACTGCATCAGCATCTTTACCGAATGTCACCATAACCCCGGCAGTGTCTTTGATGCTTGCAGCAATTTGTTTCCAGTTATCAGTTGCGGCTACCTGTTCGTTAGTCGGTGACTTGATACTGTCCTTCGCCCACTGATAACCACGCAAACCGATGGTGAAATCATATTCCCCCTGCATCAGAGCCTTAATGTTTTCCTGTCCGAGAACGTCCTGCGCTTTCATGATCAGCGGTGAGGTCTGTACAGCCGCTGCACCGGTAACCAGACCGAGTGAATGCTGCTTATTACCTTCAGACAGAGACGGAATATCAGAAATTACAAAACGACGCCCGAATCCGTCCTGCTTGATGGCCACGTTACCAATCTGGAACAGGTTACTGGAGTTGGTTAGTGTTTCGTCCATAAAGTCATTGAACGTTGCACCGTCCATCAGCCAGGCGATAATACGGGAATACGCATCACCAAACGGGCGGGTGCCTTTGTTTAGCCCGCGCAGTGATGGTGCGCTTCCTGCTGCTGTCAGATCAGTAACTGCCGCAGCGTTGCCGGAGATTGCCGCTTTCAGTGCCGCACCTGCAGTGTTCAGATAATCCTGCAGCATCGCTTCTGCTGCCTGAGCAGACACCACCGCTGCCGCTTCTGCTACGTCTTTACCCAGGCGCTTCATCATCGTCGGAGTGACAGATACCGGCCCGATACGACCATCGACCTTAATCATCCGGTCGAGAATTTGCCCTAACTCCTGCGGTGTAAGATTACCTGATCCGTATGCATTACGACGCTGTGCCAGACCACCAAGTAACTGCCATGATGTCTGCTCGATGTAATCACCAATATGGTCACCATCACCGAAAACCAGCGCACCGCCGGATGCTTCATTAAACTGCTGTACTGCCTGAGCCACCAGCTCTGTCGCTGCCAGAGATACCTGGTGCTGAAAAATATGCAATGTCATAAATCTTATGCCTCTGTATTTTTTGCAATGATTTCACGTGCGCGATCCACCAATGGATTCACACTTTTGGGTTTATCACTGCCTCCGGCAGGTGATTTGTCTTTGCCTCCGTCACCCCTGGTTCCGGTTGCCTTACTGCCGATAATGACCGGCGCAAATAACTGATTATTTCTGAATTCTTTTTCCAGCTCATCGATAGTCAGAGCTGATAGTTGCCCAGTTGCGTCCACCACGCGGGTTTTACCATCTTCAACGGCAAGGCGTGATTTGATATGCGGCACAATCAGAGCAGCACTGTCACCCGCAAGTTTTGTCGCCAGCGACTGCGCGACGTTATCAACCAAAAGTTTTTGCAGGCTGGCATCTTTTTCCTGTAACTGTGTCAGTAACTCTTTTTCGCGGATGTTGAGTTTTTCAGCCCAGCTCTTTTCCAGTGATTCGATATCACCGTTTTTACGGGCCTGTTCTTCTGCAGCTTTCTTTGCGGCTTCTTCAGCCTGACGGCGCTTTTCCTGTTCTGATTTCTTCTCAGATAACAGTTCATCGACTTTCTTCTGAAGACCGGACACATCCGGGATGTCAGGCATGCCGTCAATCTGGATTTGGTATCCGTCACCGGCTTCTTTGTACATGGCCTTATGCTCTTCAGTCAGCACGTCAAATTCTTCTTTGGTTAATTTCCACTTAAACATCGTCAACCTCTGGTTTTGATGGTGTAGTCACTGACTACAGGTAATAAAAAACCCGCCGGAGCGGGTCATTTGAGTTCGATATCGGCCTTTCTGAAGGCATCGGGTATGATTTTCTGAAGTTCCTTCAGTGTTATTGGTCTGAAGTATTTATCGAGTTGTAATTTTGCGAATCGTTCCGGTGATAACCCGCCGTCACGGAATAACTGTGCCCTGGTCTTACCAAGCACAATGTTCTGCCTGTTCGCTGGCTGGCGGTAAAGCCACTCATAATAAGTTTCTTCGCCCCATTCAGAATTACCGACCGGCTCTGTGACAAACAAGTCTGCATATTTTTCATCAAGCACCGGGAGCAAGCGACTACGGCAGTTAGGGTGAAGCGGAGGCCTCGGTCCTTTACCAAGCGGATAACAGCGGCCGGACAGAGAACGGCACACTGCCGATGTTTTGTTATCCAGTATTGCACTGAATTCCTCATACTTAATCAGGTCAGAATTCTCTTTATAGAAATCCGTCGCCGCCACACTGTGAGCATGTTGTAATGTCGTTCTGGCAACAGTCTGAAATCCCCTGACCACCCTGCCAACCACTGCCGCTGCGATTATCAGCGGTTCCGCTGAGGTTCCGTTAATAGCCGATTGCAGGTCAGCCACACCCCCGCCTGACGACAACGATATCACCACCTGATTCTCTATCTGCTGCATGGCTGTATCGGCCCACGACTCAATGAATTTGGCGAGAAACAGGGAGCTGTTCCATCCCGTCAGAGAGAGCGGTATGTTTTGCACATCTCTGCGCACCTTGTCAGCATCAGCCGGATTAACGTTTTTTACCAGTGAGTTAAACCCGTGATATTCAGCGTCTGCCATCACAACAGCGGCGTTGATAATGTCATCAAGTAACCTGTCAGAATAACCGGAAAGAACTGGCTTCAGCGTTTTTCTCAGCGCCAGCGCAATTGATTTCGCTCTGCTGACTGAGGAAACACTACCGGAATATCCGGATAATGCAGATGCTACAGCAGCGCGAATATCTGACACCAGTTCACGTGTGTCAGCAGTTGATGATTTGAGCCTTTCCAGCATAATCTGAATCATCAGTGCATTATCAAAAATGAGACCCGGCCGCATATTTTATACTCCCAGCATATTTGTACCTCTGATCAACTCCAGCTCTTCAGCTACATCCTCCGGTTTCTCATCCTGCGGGACAAGGTTCGCCCCCTGCATATACCGGATAAAATCTACAATCCGCATATTGCCGGACTGCACAGATGCCAGAAGTGCAGTAATTGCTGCCGAATCAAACTGCGCAATCTCGTATGTCTTATTGAGTTCAACAGAAGCTTCTCCAGCTCCGGCAAACTGAATACAGAAAGCCAGCGCACGATTAAAAGCCTGCTCAACATTACCGGCGCTCAACGATAAAACAGAGTTATCCGTCTGTGCTTCATCCAGTGCCTGTGTTGCTGTTCTCGCCGATGAACCTCGCTCAACCAGCTTTGCTCCCAGCATTGCCATCTGCTTTTCCCGGCGCTCTGCCACAATAATCTGCATGGTGCGTTCTTCCGGCTGTGCAAACTTCATCTCGCCACCCTGAGGCAACAACACTCCTTTGCGGGAACCGACTGTGAACCCGCCTGACATGTGGTTTTTCACCCAGTCATCTGTCAGGCCTGACAGCGCAACCATCGGCTGACCGATAGTGTGTGCTGACTCTGCAATATCTGCCTCAATCTGGTAATGCTTTATATTCATATAAGCTATGTCAGCCAGTGGTGGCGCATCAGGAGTATGGTCATTGTTTTTTGACCCAATCCACGACCATGGCAACTCAGAAAGCGGCTTTCCCTGCGCATCAGTAAATTTTATCCACTCGCCAGAGCTGATTTCACTGTCCTTCTGCCACCGCCTTGAGTGTGCCAACCCGTCGATCAGACGTAACTCAATCCAGCGGTCCTGCATTTGCAGTTCAAAATCATCAGACTCAACCGGTTCCTGATATTTCACAACAACTAGTGATGTTTTCCCGCCGGTGACCCGCCAGTTGATAATCTCCTTCGCCGTAAACAACCGGACGTATGGTCTGCCTTTGTCTGCCTCAGTCTGGATACCTGCCCCACTGAAATCACTGAGCAGTCCGGCACGGCCACGCTGCAATACCTGAGACAATGCATCGCGGATCATCTGAGTCAATGGTTGCCCCTGACCATCAATATCAGCTTCAAGACTCTTTGTTCCACCCGATATACTGATTTTTACCGGCTTACTGAATGCAATACCGAGTAATCCGCTTAATGTTCGTCCGGTTGCATTCAGAAACGAAGCACGGAGAAGATATTTTTTGTATCGCTCACCATCATCGTCATCCCGCTTTTTATCTGCGGGGTGCGGCAGGTACTTTTCACCGCGGCTTTTCACTACGCGCTCACCGTCAACGCAGTCCCCGATCATATTCCATTCCGGTAAAAATTCGGTGTATGCCGGATGTTTGTAATCCACGTTTGTATTCATGTCAGTTCCAGTTGAATGTCAGAGACTTTGTCAGACGTTTGGCGTTGCGGCGACTGACCGCAAAATAACGGAATCCGTCAGCATCGTGTGATGTGTAGTCGTGAAGTGGTTTATCTTTCCAGCACCCGCGTTTGTCATCCCATTCTTTCCGGTACGCCTCAAGGTGGGTAATGCCTTCGCCACACTTGTTCTCATCGAATACACAGAGCGGCAGGATTTCGCGCACTGCCTCAATACCCTCATCAACGGATAGCTTCGGCACCACCTCAAAGCGGATGGAGTAGGTTTGCCCGTCAATTTCGTACCCTTCCTGTGCCAGTTCCCGGCGTGATTTCGCGTCTGAACCGAACTCGCGGTTGTCGATATCATGCGGCCCGTTGTGGCTGGCATATTCATAGCCTTTGTCTTTCAGTACTTTCATGTAGTGCCGCAGACCCTCACCGCTGTTTGAGTAGTGATCGATGATGTGAAATTCTTCACCGACTTCACGCACAAACCAGATTGAAGTGGAGTCACCCACACCGATATCCCAGTACGTATGCACCAGCAGATGTGAGTTATCAGGGATTTCGCCAATGCGTTTATTCTCGTACAGCCAGCGGAATTGCTTGGCGTAATACGCACCATCCACAGACTGCTGAAATGCTTCTGAAGATATTGACGGGTATTCCCTCTTCATATCGTCGCCGAGTGTTTTTTCTTTGGCGTAGTACCAGGCTTTCTGCCGGTCGTTGAGCGTAATTCCGTACTTGCCGGATAGCTCAGCAAAATAATCAGACAGGCGTTGCGGAAGTTGCTCAACAGGGTCGATTGCGTACTGCGGATTCTTCCACCAGGAGAAGAAGAAAAACTTCCAGTCCAGCGGAGATAATAATTTGCCCTGCATCTGCGCTTTTTCAGCCAGTTGGCAATAATCGAAGAAATAACCAGCCCGACCCTCTGCCGTGCTTTCAATCGTAGTGAAACATTCCGTTGATACTGCCTCAAACGCACCTGTGACAATCTCACGGGCCTTTTCCGGCTGCCTGGCGCATATCTTTCCGAACTCCGATACATGCAGGTAACGCAGCGTGCCGCCACGAAACGATACCGACACGGTCACCGAGCCGCCTTTGCTGAATACCAGCTCACCGGCAGAGTCATTGCTCGCAGGATTGGCCGCTTTGATTTCATCCGGAAGTCGCTCGTAGGCGTACTTTATCTTCTCCCTGAACAGGCGTTTTGCGTCCGGTAAGGTGTGCGCTATCAGTGCGCACTTAGCTGATTCAAATATGGCCGCGTCAAGCTGGATAATGCAGACCTCAGTCGTGAATCCAAGCTGACGGGCTTTCAGAATGATATTGCGGTTGTGGATGCCTTCGAAATATTCTGTTTGCTCAGGCGTCATTTTGAAGCGAACCGGATGACCTTCTTTATCGATGATCCAGTACAGATTATTCAGACGCCATTGCTTATTACGCAGTAACGCTAAATGCTCTGGCTTCATGTTATTTACTCGATAGTTCGTCCATCAGGTCAGAGAGTGTGCCGACAACATCATGCTCGCTTTTAACCTGCTCTCGGAATGCCTGGACAGATATGTGCTTACCGAGCAATTCAAGGTTCTTCACCTTGTCAGGCCATTTGATTTTTTTTAGGATGCCGACCATTTCCCGATCTTCACCGCGGCCCTCAAACATATCCGCAAGGTCGAAGCCGCTCAGGTAGCGCCGCCATGATGCAGGCCAGTCAGAAACCGGCCTTATACTCATGTCATCGGTCATAATGTCGAGAACATCCATCTGGTCTATTTCAACCAGGCGCCTCAGCACATATTCAGCATCAACCTTAAGTTGCTCACTGCGGCTGCGCATCAGTTCCTGAATCCGTTTTTCGATGTCAGGTTTTGTCAGGTTTTCATTCCCGACACTTCGCGCAGTTTTATCACTGTACCCCGCACGAATAGCCGCCTGTGTAGCGTTCAAATCTACGAGGTACTCACGACAAAACATTTCCTGTTTATCTGTGAGTGCCATAATTATTCCTTGCTCTTTTCCTCAACCACCGGAATGTATCTGATGTCGCTGATTTCATCCGGTGCGGTATATGTCCATGAGCCATCCAGACCAGAAATACCAATCAGTCCGTTAGTAATGCGGGGCTCTTTCGTTGTCGTCAGTCCGTGATATGTCGTACCGTCCTTTTTGGTTGCTGTGGCTTCGTATTTTTCAGTCATGTCCACCTCAGTTGATTGATGTTCACCATTTCTTCCACCACGGCAGGTGTCGCCGCATATGAGGGTGTCTTTATCCCGGTGTTACCGATTATTCTGGATGTCCACACGCTCGCTGTGAGGAGTGGCACTGGTCATGGCTAATGTGGCAGAGGAGATCGGCAGCTCGCAGGTAATAAAAAACCCGCCGGAGCGGGTTGTTGTGTTTTATTTGCTGAAATATTTAATATTCAGTCCATTCAGTATCCCGGGGAATAAACCGGAATATAATCTTATTGAAATATAAGTATTCTTTCTCTGTCAAAACCATGTTCACCGGCAAAGCTGAGATACTCATTTAACAGCTCTGTCGGCATAGCTGGTGTACGTGATAACACCCACAGGTAATCTTTATCGGGGCCAACAACCAGTGAGTACTGATAGTCATCATCAAGCTTAATAATATTGTAACCTCCATAGAAAGGTCCGAAGAAAGATACCTTTAACGCCCCTGTATCAGCTGAGTTAACAAAATAGGCCTTTCCGGTACTCTCTTTCCATTTATTGTTACTCGCATCCCAACCCCTGTTGATAACCTTCACACCACCATCATCACGAAGAGAATAGTTAGCTGTAACTTTGCTTAAGCCTTTTTCAAAACGATTATCTATCCTGGCAATTTCATACCAGTCACCTAAGTAATGAGATAAATCAAAAGGTTTAACCGGGGTTATATCTTTGGGCACTTTGACACTGCATCCATTAAGCAGAAACATACCCAAAAACATAAAAACTGACTTTATCTGCATCATAACCTCATCAAGTTATTAACCAATGAGATACTTTCGCATAAAAAATGTGTTTGTACGATCTATTCACTGTTCCACAGTAGCCATTACTGTCATCTCAATATCGGTGATACATCAGAGGAACAGCAGGAAATTTCCGGCAGATAAAACAATGCCTTTCCCGCCTGATATTACAGTGTCAACCATGGCACTGCGATATACCCTGTTTTTATGCAGTTATATTTTTCGTACAGACTGAAACACCGGGTAATATTTTTATACAAACTAAAACCAGCTCACAATATGTTAAGCTGGCTTTATGGTGTATTCTCACGTTTCAATAAGAATGATATTCATTATTTTTAGTAATGAATAACATTTATGATTATATTTTTGGCGTAATTAGATTGCTAAAGGCTCCATATATACAAAGGAGCTTTTTACTGATTCTGTATAATCATTCTGAGTTTCAGGAAACAGATATTCATAAGACACATGAAATATATTTATTATCTTAAATACAACACTGACATCTATTTTATTAACACCTCGTTCATACCTTGACAACTGTTGCTGTGACACTCCCAGCATTCTGGCTAACATCTTTGTAGTCAAGCCATTACGGTGTCTTAAATCGCGGATGTTCTGGCCTACAATAAAATTAATATCTTTCATTCTGAACCTCCTAATAAACATATATTAAGAGTAAAGCATAATATGCTGACTGACAAACCAAGTCATCAACAAAAAATAGACTATTCGGAATGATTACCCAACAAAGGAAGATATCTCGAGTAAAAAAACCCGAAACTATAATTTAATGACTATCAAAAAGATTAATTAACCTCATTAACCTTAATTATAAACCTCACACCAAGTAATTATACTTGTTTATGTTTCGTTTAACTTTTAGCAGGTATATTCGATTACAGGAGTCGTAAGTATCCCTTCTATTAATCATTTGCCCGGCAATTGCCGGGCTATTTTTTTATCCTCCCCGCTTCAATCTCCCGTATTGCCCTCTTATCGTGATTACAGTTAGCAATATATTTCATGGCATCAGCCAGCAGCTCAACTGCACCACCGAACGTCAGATCATCCGGTATATCTACCTGCTCACAATCAGCGGTCAGTTGTGGCGGAATCGGTATCACCGGTGCGGGTATTAATTCCGGTCGCGTATCTACGCAACTCACTGACAGCATCAGCGGGAACAGGAGTAACAGCGCATTCACTGCCCTTAAATACTGTTTTGATAACTGTCTTAACTTTGACATGCTCTGTACCCTCGGTCTGTTTGGCTTTGATGTTGTCGAGTGATACGCGGTGATTGGTGACGATGGCTGAAAGCGTGGTGGTGTTTATCACCTGCTGGGCTGACAGTTGTCCGGACAACCTTGTGTTATTCACCTTCAGTTGCTGGTTATCCCGGTAAATGTCATATACCCACCAGACAGCAGCAATAAACAGCGCGGCAATTACCGCTTCTTTCCGGTTCATAACGCTTCACACTTATAATGGATCACACCACCCAGCGGGTTACCCGGCAGAGGCTTACAGTGATTCGGGAGTGAATACAGATAACAACCCGCCAACAGGGCAGTAGTCAGCAGGATGATAGCAATGATGATCAACGTTAAGGGGTTCCGTGGCATACCGCGTTCTCCGTATCCCGCCGGTTAATCAGACCCTGCCACCGCTTACCACCGGAAAATGTCCAGCGCTTCATTTCGTCACACGCACCGGCGATATCACCGGCGTTGAGTTTGCGCAGCATAGTGGAGTGCGAGAACGCGCCGGGGCCGACGTTGTAGACAAATGAATAGATGGCCGCCCGGGTATT